TATGACCCGTCAAATACCCAATGGCAAATAGCTAACAATATTTTATCTGACAAAGCTTATAGTTTTGATGGAACTAATAATATAGAAATAACTCAAAATTCATCAATACAAACTTCAAATTTTTCAATTGGTTTTTGGATTAAAGGTTATCCACAGTCAGATAAAACTATTATTGAAAATGGAGGTGCAAATGGTTTTTCTATAAAAACAGACTCAGCAAATCCAGGCACAATTAGAATACTTACAGGCGGTGCTAATGGATTAGGAATAACAGGAGGTTTGAATGGAGAGTGGAATTTTGTTTACTTTACTATGTCAGGTAATACTTCAAGAGGTGGTCTTAATGGTGGATATAATTACGCTGGAGGAGCAGCACGTAATTACGATTCATCAAAAGGACTGTTTATAGGTTCTAAAAGTGATTCAACAAGCGGCTTTGTAGGTGAAATAGCTCAAGTAGTTTACTATGGTGAAAGAGGTCCAAATAACGCAGGTACACTGTATGGAAATTTACCAGCTAATCCTCCACCAAATCCTTTAGTAGGAGAAGCTAATCCTAGTTTAGTTTCTTGGTGGAAATTAGACGCTGCAAGCATTACAGATAGTAATGGCTCTAATAATGGCACTAATAATGGAGCTACTCTTATTGATACTAATGTTGGTAGACCAGCTGGTATTGGAGGTTTAAGCTCAGCAATGAATCAATCAAACCTTGTTACAAGTGACTTATTGACAACTTCAAGTTATAGCCCGTATGCTTTAAATTTTGATGGAAATGATTATATAGATTGTGGAAACACAATTTATCAAGTTGGAACTGGTGATGTTACTATTAGTGCTTGGGCAAACACATCAACAACAGCATCAGGAAATGTTGATATATTTGGACTTGGAGATAATGCTACAACTACAAGCGAAATAAGGTTACAAAGACAAGCTAGTAAATTTGGTGCTTATATCAATAGCACAACAGCAAGCGGTCAACAATTAGCAGGAGCAACAACAATTTCTGACAATGTATGGTACCATGTAGTTCTTGTCAAGAGTAGTAATGTATTTACGCTTTATTTAAATGGCGTATCTGACAGCAATATAACTTGGACAGGCGGTGCTTTAAATGGTAATGGCGGTGTTATTGGTGCTTATTGGGGTGGTGGCTCAAATCAATTTAATGGTTCTATTTCAAATATATCTATTTGGAATACTTCTTTAACATCTGCGCAGGTTAGAGAAATTTATAATGAAGGCCTTCCTAGTAATTTAAATTCTCACTCTGCATATTCTAATCTAGTTTCTTGGTGGCAATTAGGTTCTAACAGTTCGTACACTTCACCATCGTGGACTGTGTTAGATGAAATAGGTTCAAATAATGGAACTAGTACTAATATGCTAGAAAATGCTATTGTAGATGGTGTTAGAACAAGTGGTAATGGAACTTCTGCAAATATGACATTTCCAACAAAAATATCAGGATCTTCTCCAAATGGTGAAGGAAATTCTTTAAGTGTAAATATGACATTGGCTAATTTAGCTGGTGGTGTAAATTAAAATAAAAAAATGAATAATACAATATATGCAATTGTAAACTTGTCTGACACTGACGCTATTATATTTAGCCAAGTAGCAGAAGATTCAACTCAAACAATGAGAAGAAATATAGCAAATACTCAAGGTGTTATATCTTATTTAGTTGAACCAAGTTTTATAACTAACGGAGCTTTAACACCTGTTAGTACTTTAAATCAAACAGAGTTTTTAGCTTTAATGCAAACTCCTGAGTGGAAACCAGCAGATCCAAATGAGTAATATAATTAATATACGATTTCCAGTTCCACCTGTTTGGTGGATTTGTTGGTCTGATGATACAGAAACTGCTGTAATAGGATATGGATTTACAAGTAGTTCTCAAGTGTTAAGTAGTATATACCACACTACTACTTATATAGATGAAGCTGTTTGGAAAAGTGTTTTACTACAACATGGTATTGATCCAGATCCAGAAGAAGAAGAAGAATAAATGTAAAAAAGTATTATGAGTGGTAATATTCCTATAGACAACCCTGCTATCAGAACTTATTGGATAGCTTATGAAAACTCAATGAAGGAAGTAGTTGAAGGTTATGGATTTGTAGATCCTCAACAAAAGCTTTTGTCTAAATGGTTTATTGATGAAACTATAGACGAAGATGAGTGGTTAGCAGAACTTGCTACACATGGTATAGTTCCAGAGCCACCAGAGTAAAACAAATATAATTAAATTAAATCAAATGAAAATTAAAGAAGAAGAATTAAAAACTATTAAAGAGCAACAAGTAAAGCTTAATGAATTAGTTCATAATATAGGTATGCTAGAAAGCCAAAAGCACGGCTTATTACATGATATAGCTAAAGTTAATAAAGATATAGAAGACTATAAAGAAAAGCTAGAAAAAGAATATGGTCCAGTAGAGATTAACTTAGAAGATGGAACTTATACTAAAGTAGATGTCAAAGATAAGGAAGATTAGTATAGGTTCTGACTATAAAAACGATGCAATGCATTATTCTATAGGTCAAGAAGTATATGGAGGTCATACAATAAGCGATATAATGTTTGAAGATAAAGATATGTCTTATAACATTTTTATTATGAAAAACAACGAGATATTACCTTGGAAAAAATTTAATTCTAATATGGCAATATCTGTTGAGTATGATTTAAAGTATCATGAATAGTCTATATGACTATATTGTAAAGCCAATAGGTAAAAGGTACAACAACACTAAAAAAATAGGAAACAAAGAATTAATATTAAATACAAATATTGAAACTTTTAAAGCTGTAAATAAAAAAGCTGAAATAATTAGTGTGCCTAAAGCTTATAATTTAAACATAAAAATAGGTGATATAGTATATGTTCACCATAATGTATTTAGAAGGTTTTACAATATGAAAGGTAAAGAGCAAAATAGTAGATCTTATTTTAAAGAAGATTTATATTTTTGTTCAGCCGATCAAATATATATGTACAATAATAAAGCCTTTTTAGATAGATGCTTTGTCAAGCCATTAATATCTAGCAATCTATTATTAAAAACTAAACCTAATACAGGTATACTTAAATATGGTAATAAAAAATTAGAAAAATTAGGTATATTTGAAAATGATTTAGTTAGTTTTCCTAATCATGGTAAGTGGGAGTTTATTGTTGATCAGGAATTATTATATTGTATGAAATCAAAAGATATTTTATTAAAACATGAGTACAAAGGAAACGAGAAAGAATATAATCCAAGCTGGGCGAAAAGCTGTTAATGAATTAATAAAAGTAGCTGAAGAAAAGATAATCACACATACTCAAGATGATGTATCAGCTGACAGACTTAAAAATGCTGCAGCTACTAAAAAGCTTTGTATCATGGACGCTTTTGAAATACTACAACGTATTGAAGAAGAAGAAAATATTTTAAACGGTATAGACAAACCAAAAGAAACTAAATTGTTTAAAGGTTTTGCAGAAGGGAGAAGTAAGTGAGCTATAAACAAACACTTTGGAAAGAAATTAAAGATGTTGTAAATCCAAAGATACTATCTAAAAACAACAGGTTTAAAAAATGGGATTATGGTTATAATTCTGATTATGATTTTATAGTAATTAGTAAAACAGGTAAAATTGGACAAATCATTGAAATACAGAATCTCAGGATTGCTTTACCAGCAACAGATGAACCGTTTAAACGAAGTGAAAATAAAGCGGAACAATATTGGGAAAAATTTGAATACCCTAAAGAACTACAAAGAATAAAAACAAGATTTGACTGGGAAGAATATTCAGTTGAATTTAAAGAAAAGTGGTATGACTATATTGACAAAGAATTTAAGCGTAGAGAAGAAGGTTTTCATTTCTTCAATTGTGGCAGTCCTGTATATATTACTGGTACTCATTACATGTACTTGCAATGGTCAAAGATCGACGTTGGAGCTCCTGACTATAGAGAAGCAAATAGACTCTTCTTTATATTTTGGGAAGCATGTAAAGCAGATAACAGGTGTTACGGAATGTGTTACCTCAAAAACAGAAGGTCTGGATTCAGCTTTATGTCAAGCGCGGAACTTGTTAACCAAGCTACAATATCTTCCGATTCTAGATACGGTATATTGTCCAAAACTGGTGCCGATGCCAAAAAAATGTTCACAGATAAAGTTGTCCCAATATCCGTCAACTACCCGTTCTTCTTTAAACCTATTCAAGACGGGATGGACAGGCCGAAAACTGAGTTGGCATATAGAGTTCCAGCCTCGAAGCTTACTCGTAGAAAGCTCCAGGAAAATATTAAAGAATTAGAACTAGAAGGATTAGACACAACTATTGATTGGAAAAATACTGGTGATAACTCATACGAT